AGGTCTTAGATAGACCAATTAGAAAGGAGGTAAAATCATGACTAAAGAAGAGCGCGAAGAGACAGAGTATAAAAGTCTGTTTGGCGACGAGCGGTATGCTAAAAGAGCATGGAAAAACTTAATCGGTAAGTCTTTAGAGTCGGAGGCGGCACTTCCTCCTGAAGTAGTTGATAAAGCCGGCAATGAGACCTTGGAATCTCAAATTTACCGAGAAGCATACGCCAGTGTTACGGCTAGGTTAGAAAAAGAAGGAAAGACTAGAAGTCCGATGAAAGCAGAACTCATTGTTGAAGCTAACCTTATTCGTGCCGCTTTTGATACTTCAACCTTTAATCTCGTTCTCGACAGAACTGCCGGTAAAGTCAAAGAAGAAATTAGTATCGGCATGGGTCAATTTGAGGAACTCTCTGACGAAGAACTACTTCTACTAACCACTCATCGTAACGCTAAAAAGAAAGAAGGTAGGTCAGAATGATAACTTTAAAAGAATTACAAGAAGAATATGGTTATCAGCTACTAACTACTCAAGAAATAGCCGAAATTAGGAATTTTACTATTAATTGGGAGGGTCTATCTGGTGAAGTAGTGTTACGTAAATGTATAAAGTCGTATCCTGCTTACTTACAATGTGCTAACTTTGGTTATCAAATGACACCCTATCATTACAGCATGGCTGCTAACTTACAACGAGAGTTCGAAAGAGGACCTAATCCGTCTCCTGGATTAGAAAAGTTAGTAGATCGTACTAAACCGTATGACCCGTCTCGACCGGATTTTCACCGTATGGCATACGGCCTTATATTGTTAAGTGCACCTCCGCAAACTGGTAAATCATTGACCATTACGGAGTCATTTCAGTCTTGGTGTCTCATTAAATATCCAAGATTGGGTGTTTTAACGCTTGGTTATGCTAGTGATTTCGCAGCTAGATTTGGTAGACGTAACCGAGACAAATTTACAGAATATGCTCCTAAGTTAAGTCATGGACGAATTAAAATACATGACAAAATACAGTCTACCGACGAATGGGAGACAATGTTGTTAGATAAAGCTAGTAGACTTTATGTAAACACCAACGGAGGTATGTCTTGTGCAGGTCTTCGAGGCGTAGTCACTGGCAAAACTGGTAACGTAGTTGTTATTGACGACCCTATCAAGAACATGCAGGACGCTCTATCCGAAGTAATGATAGATGGCAACATTGAGGCATTTCAGTCCACTGTTGAAACTCGTTTACTTGGTAACCCTGGTAGTTTATGTATAGTAATGGCTACTAGATGGGTACCTAACGATCTACTTGGTTGGCTGCGAAGGCACCGTAAAAATTTCATCGTTGGCGACTACAATTACGCAGCACTTGCAACAGAAGAGAATGTTGACAAAGACCCGTTGAAACGACTAATTGGTGAGGGCATTTGCCCAGAGATGGGCAAAGATGCACATTGGGCAGAAGTCATTCGAGAGTCTTACTTGGCATCTGATGGAGCACACGTCTATAATGCGCCGTTTCAGGGTAGTCCCTCGAATGAGTTAGGCAATTTGTTCCGGTCGGATGACTGGAGAGAGTATGAGATAGAGAAGCATTGGAGCAGTAAAGAGCAGATAGCGAAGTTTGACAGAGTATATTTATCAATAGACGCTACGTTCAAAGACTTAATGACATCTGACTTTGTGGCTATGGAGATGACTGGCATTAAACAGGGGAATTCCTATTTACGTTACTTAGTTCGTAAACAAATGGACTTACCAGATACTATCGACAAGGTGATATACTTAATTAAAAAGTTTCCAGAGATTGAGGTTGTGTACATTGAGGACAAAGCTAATGGTCCTGGCATAGTTCAGGTGTTAAAGAAGTGGCGAGCCAAATTAGGCATTTCCGAGAACGAGTTTCCATCAATTGTTCCTGTTGAACCTGAGGGTGGTAAGTATTCTAGAGCACAGACCGCGTCAGTATATCAACGTGACGGTAGATGTTTTATACCTTGTGAGAAGGACGCTCAGTTGTTGTCTGCACCAGAGGACTTTGTATGGGAAGAGCAAGGACTTAGTTACACGAATTGCTATAAGCAAGAGCTTGGCACTTTTCCGTTTGCAAGTAATGATGATATGGTAGACGCGTATAGTCAAGGTATTAAAAAAAATATTGGGTTACTCAGTGGTGTCGAGAAGGTTACGGCTAGACAACAGAGATTTTCAAGGTATTCTGCTTGGTGGCCGGAGATGTGGTCAGATTTCAAAGGTCTGAAGGACCAAAAGGTCAAAGACGAGTTTATCCGACTACATGGCGCCCCACTCGAATGGCGACCTAAAGAACTAACTAGCTGAAAGGAGGCTATTGAATGAATACTGAGCAAGGCAAGTTACCAACAGGAACTGTTACTGACTCTAGAGTATTAACATACCTTAATTTGGAAGCTGTCATTGACCCCTATGTTAATACAGCTGAAGAAGATGAGTTATGCAAACTATGGAATGCTAAGTTTTTAATAGCGATTCAAGAGTTCGAGAAGAGTCGAGTTAATTCTAAAAACTTATTGGTTTGGAGAAACACGTACATGGGTGATTTCTACCAATTAGATGATGTTGGCGAATCGACAGACGTCAAGATGAAGGCTTTACGTAAGTTAGCCTACGAGTTAGTTGAGCAAAAGATTAATCCGAGGATACCTGCTCCTAAAATGACACCTAGATATCATAGTGATTTAATGCCAGTTAAGGCTACAGAAGCTTTGATTAGGCAAGAGATGGACCGAATGTTATCGGAAGATACTCAGGACGAGTCTGAACGGTCTTGCTTAATTGATTCTACGACTTGGTTAAAGGTTATTTGGGACCCATTTGATAATACCCACGAGCGGTCAGGTATGCCGATTGTAGAGAATTGTCCAATTGACACTGTATTTCCTCAACCGGGTGTCACTAATTATAAGAAACTTGAGTACATTTTCGAAACACGCAGTATGACGTTAGCTCAAATTGACGACTTGTACAACAGAAAGATAATATCTACTTCCCAGACTGACATTGTCGACGTAGTTGAGGTTTATTACCTTAACCGAGACCGACACGTTGGTCGTTTTGTATATGTAAAAGACACTTTAGTGGTATTGTGTAATGACTTAGAGTGGGGAATGAGACGTAGACGTGAATGTAATGCATGTCATACCGTAGTAAACGTTGAACAAACTTGTCCAGTTTGTGGTGGACAGAATTTTTCATATGTCGGTGTCAAAACTCAACGACTAGAGAACGATTTGGCGTTTGTTACTAATCCATATCGTTCTGGCACATCTTCAGATAGAAGCGAAGACGTATCGTCGAAAGATGCAGAGCAGACTGTTGCTGCTGGTACAGTTATTCCATTTTATCTAATTAGACAATTACCATTTGTTCCTAAACGAGCTAGTAAAATACCGA